TCATCGTCTGCGCCACCCGCGAGCGAGGCGAGCTGCCCTACCAGAACATCAAGGCGGTAAGCAGTAAGTGGAAGTACCGCCCGGGCGGGCAGGCGAGTTACCGCGACAAGGAGGGCGTCCGGGCGAACGCATCGAAGATCAAAATGCCTCGTGACCACCGAAAGGCGAAGTTGATAGGAGACATCAAACACGACGAGGTGCGGGAAGTAGACACCACTTCCGCCAACCCCGGCGACCTCATCAAAGCCCCTCGGTCGGGATACGCGACGCCCGAAGAACGCCAGAACATGGGCCCGCACCGTGCCAGGAGGCGTAACGGGATGCAGTACAAAGACCCCGAAGCCGCTAACCCCGGCGACCTGCTGTCGGGCGCCGTCGGGGGCGGGCGCATGGGCAGCAACATCTCGCACGAGAACGAGGCGCCCTACCCCGAGTGGCTGCCCGAGTTCTTCGTCAAAGCGTGGTGCCCGCCGGGGGGCGTCGTGCTCGACCCCTTCGTGGGCAGCGGCACGACGGTGGCCGCGGCCATCAAACACGACCGGAAGTTCATCGGCATCGACCTGCGCAAGTCACAGATCGAACTGACCAAGCGGCGCGTGGCGCAGGCGCGGCGCAAGGTGGGCCTGAAACCATAAGGAGCGGCGATGGAGCTGTGGAACAAGTACAGGCCCAAGAACCTGGGGCAGATGGCGGGGCAGGACTCGGCCGTCAGGATCCTGCAGGAGAAGCTCGACTCCAACTCGCTGCCCCACTCGCTGCTGCTCACGGGGCCCAGCGGCACGGGCAAGACGACGGCGGCGCGCATCCTCAAGCGGGCGCTGAACTGTAGCGACATCGACTTCCTGGAGATCAACGCCGCGAAGGAGCGCGGCATCGACACGGTGCGCGACGTGGGCCGCCGCATGCTGGCGCGGCCGCTGGGCGGCGACTGCCGCATCTACCTCTTCGACGAGGCGCACCAGCTCGTCAAGCGGGCGGGGGGCGACGCCCAGACCGCCATGCTGAAGATGCTCGAAGACACGCCGCAGCACGTCTACTTCTTCCTGGCTACGACCGACCCCGGGCAACTGCTCAACACCATCCGCACCCGCTGCATGGAGGTGAAGTTCGGGCCGCTGTCGATCCAGTCGCTCAAGGAGCTGGTCATCAAGGTGATGGCCAAGGAGAAGATCAAGTTCACCGACGCGCTCGTCGAGCGCATCGCCGAGGCCGCGGAGGGCAGCGCCCGCAAGGCGCTGAACCTGGCCGACTCGGTGATGGGGCTGACGGACGAGGCCGAGCAGCTCGAGGCCGTGCAGGGCGCCGAGAAGAAGCGCGTCGCCTTCGACCTAGTGCGCATGCTCGTCTGGGAACGCGCCAAGTGGGGCGCCGTCGCCAAGTGCATCCGCGAACTGGACGACGGCGAGGACTGGGAGGGGCTGCGCCACCTGGTGCTGAAGTGCGCCTCGAACGAGCTGCTCAAGGCCAACAGCAACGCGCCGCGCGCCTACCTGACGCTGCTGGCCTTCGAGTCGCCCTTCTACGAGTCCAAGAAGGCCGGGCTCGTCCGCGCGTGCTACGAAGTTTTTCAAGGAAATCCTTGAAACCGTCTGCTTCCTGAGTGATAAAGATAGTAGACAAACAGACAGGGACTGCCACATGGCATGGCTGGGATTGGAGCGGGAGGGCAGGGAAGGGCATGGATGTCGAATCATCTAGGGTGCGGAGTGGCCAGGAAAGGCCAGGAGGGGACTGGTAAGGATCGAATCACTTGTGGTGTGGTGAGGAGCGGCGTGATTTGGTTCGGATTGGAGTGGAACGGCAAGGAGGGGACGGGTAGGGACGATATCCTAAAGGAAAGGCCTGGAGAGTCGCGGAAAGGCAAGGAGAGGAGAGGTCCATGGGCATCGAAGCGAGCTGGTTCGAGGTCAAAGAGCACAAGCTCGACGAGGAGTGGTCGAGGCAGGCGGACCGCATGTACGCGATCTGCAAGGAGCTGGCCGACGCCAAGCGCCGGCTGAACGAGGTGAAGAACACGCTGGAGGTCGTGTACGCCGAGCAGGCCCGCGACGCGCGGCTGCACCCGCTGAAGTACGGCATCGACAAGGTGACGGTTGACGCCGTCAAGGAGGCCGTCGTCGTGTCGCTGGCGACGCAGGAGGCGGAGAAGGCGCTGATCGAGGCCAAGCACGAGGTGGACCTCCTCGAGGCCGCCGTCACGGGCATGGAGCACAAGAAGCGCGCCTTGGAGAACTACGTGCAGTTGCACGCGCTGAGCTACTTCGCCGAGCCCAAGGCCTCGGCCGAGGCGCAGCAGAAGGCCTCGGGGTCGAGGTCGGACAAGGTGTTCGGTAAGGACCGAAGGAAGACCGTCAAATGACTAACGCCGTGTGCCTGATCCTGTTGGTGGCGGTGTTGCTGCCGCTCGTGACTTACGCCTGCTTCAAGGCGGCGGCGATCGGGCTGTACGGCGGGTACATCGACGCCGTGAAGTACTACGGCATCGTGCGAGAGGATGTCCCAAACGAGGAGGCAGACGATGGCAGGAAAGCGTGAGAGAGACAGGAAGGCGCTGAAATACACGAGCGCCCGCAAGGTGATCGAGAGGTCGAACTCGGGCTACGAGCCCACGTCGGTGCGGCTGCCCGACGGGGTGGGGTTCTTCAGCCTCAAGCAGCTCGGCAACTACAAGGTGGACGTGCTGCCCTTCTTCGTCGGCAAGGGCAACCCGCACGCCGACGAGGGCTTCGTCCACTACGAGCGCACCTACTACACCCACCGGCTGCCCGACGGCAAGTCGCACACCTGCCTGCAGGTGTTCGGCAAGTCGTGCCCGGTCTGCAAGTGGTGCCTGGCGAACCGCAACGCGACGGACGACTTCACCCGCGACGTGGTCAAGGACTGCAAGGCCAAGACGCGCATCCTCTGGGCGCTGATCGACGTGACGAGCGCCGAGTCGGCGGCGGAGGGCATCAAGGTGTGGGAGACGGGCGACTACAAGTCGTTCGGGGAGCTGTTCAAAAACAAGATCGGCGCGCTCGAGGAGTACGAGAACTTCTTCCACCTCGACGGGGGCTACACACTGATGCTGAACGTCGTCGAGGACTCGTTCTCGACGAAGCCCGGGCAGACGGCGACCAAGTACAAGAAGGTCGGCAACATCGAGATGCTGCCGCGCAAGAAGGCCTACGACGAGTCGATCCTCGACAAGGTGCCGTGCCTCGACGACTGCATCGTCGAGCCTTCGTACAAGGCGCTCGAACGCCTGTTCTTCGTCAGCATCGGCGAGCCCGTCGAGGACGAGGAGCCCGCGGAGGAGCCCGCCCGCCGCGGCGCGGCGCCCGCGGACGAGGAGGAGGACGAGGCCGAAGACACCGAAGAGGAAGAGGAGGGCGAGGCCATCTGCGAAGGCGAAACGGTCGAGCACCCGCGGCACGGCGTCTGCACGGTGATCGGAGTCAACGGCGTCAGCGGCAAGCTGACCCTGCGGCCCAAGGGGTCGAAGCTGGTGCATTCGGGCATCGACCCGTCCGTGTGCGAGCGCGTCGAGGAGGAAGAGGAAGAGGAGGAAATCGAGGACGAAGAGCCCGCGAAGGCGAAGGCGGCCAAGGCGCCGGCGAAGGCGTCTAAGGCCAAGAAGGACGAAGAGGAAGAGGAAGAAGACGAGGAGGACTTCGACGACATCAGCGACGAGGAGGAGGACGAGCCGCCCGCCCGCACGAAGCGTAAGTGAGCCTCGCCGGCGTGGCGCCTCCCGGGGCGCCCGTGACGGACCCTCCCGTCGCGGGCGCAGCGGTCGTTCCGCACGCCACGCCGGCGTTTCTAAGAGGGATTGGCGGGCCATCGAACGGGCCCGCGACTTAGAGGGCGAGGGATAGTTACCATATATCGCTGGGCCGGTAACGACGGCTCCGTTTAGACGCCCTCTCCACGCCGGCTAGGTGAAGGCCGGCACCTTTGCCCCGCGAAGTGTAACGGCTGCATTGACATCTTCGCGGCCTTTGCAGCCGGGTTCCGTCCCGGCACTGGCGCGACAGGACCGGGTTCGATTCCCGGCCGGGGCCTTGCAACTACCCGTAATGTCAACGAGGACACGGCGATGGCTAAGGCGTTCAGGAGGACGTGTAACGGCAGGCTCAGGCACGAGACGGCGGAGGCGGCGCGGGACGCCGCGAAGCTCCTCGAGGAGCGCCTGCCCGCGTCGAAGCGCACCACCTACCCGTGCTGCTACTGCCACGGGTGGCACGTCGCTCGCGTCGGGAACGTCAAAGAGTTGGGGGTCGTCAACAGGGGGTGACAGGTGTTCGACTGGATGAAGGATAAGGACCACCCGATGTGCTACGGCGCCGGGTTCGGCCTGGCGTTCCTGGGGATCGCGCTGGTCGTGTCGTCGTTCGCGTGGCCCCTGGCGTGGTACAACGTGTCGGTGACGCAGGCGGACCGCGACATGCACACGAAGATGGCGGAGGCGGGCTACGAGCAGGTCGCCGAGCGCCCCGACGCGAGGTCCGACGTGCGCCTGACCTGGCGCAAAGTGAACGAGGCCCGGAAATGAACGAGCTGCCTAAAACGGTGCTCGACTATCTCGTAAGCACACGGACTCTGATTTGGGGGACGGGGATCGATCATCGTATGGAATTCCTGCGTCAGGTGTACTCTTCGGAGCGCATGATGCGACTGGCTTGGATGGGGTACTGTGAGTATGCAGGGCGGCACGAGGTGGTAGAGTGAGCGACATCCCCAAGACTGTGCGAGACTACCTGACTAGTCTCTTAGCCGAGTTCGAACAGAGACGGCGGGACGACCTGGTCAATAAGATGGCCGAGGACCCGTGGTCGATGCGGCTGATTTGGCGCATCTACGGGGCCGCGGCCAAAATAAAGGAGCCAAGAGATGAGCGCGGCGAGTGACGCGAAGAAGGCTCTGACGCAGAAGAGCGCCCCGCCTTCGGCCCCGGGGGCGCTGCTCTCCACGGGCAGCGCCCTGCTCAACCTGGCGCTGTCGGGCGACGCGCGCGGCGGGATCGCCAAGGGCAAATACTACCTGTGGGTCGGCGACTCGCAGGCGGGCAAGTCGTGGGTCGGCCTGACGACGCTCGCCGAGGCGCACCTCAACAAGCACTTCGACGGCTACGACCTGATCCACGCCAACGTCGAGGACGGCGCGCTGATGGACAAGGGGCGCTACTTCGGCGAGGGCTTCGCCAAGCGCCTCAAAGAGTCGCGGCCGCAGACGGTCGAGGAGTTCTACTACGAGCTCGACGACCTGCACGCCGCGGGCAGGAAGTTCGTCTACCTGCTCGACTCGATGGACTCGCTCACGAGCGAGGCCGACGAGGAGCAGTTCCAGAAGGTGAAGAAAGCGCACCAGGCGGGCCGCGAGGCCTCGGGCAGCTACGGCACGGCGAAGCCCAAACAGAACTCCGCGGGGCTGCGCTCCGTCGTCAACAAGCTCTCCGAGTCGGGCAGCGTCCTGATCGTCATCGCGCAGACACGCGACAACATCGGCTTCGGGTCGCAGTTCAACCCGAAGACCCGGGGAGGGGGCCGCGCTTTGAAGTTCTACGCCACGAACGAGCTCTGGTTCAGCATCAAGGAGAAGATCACTCGCAAGGCGAAGGGCTTCGCCGACAAGCCCCGCCACGTGGGCAACTGGCTGAAGGTGCAGGTGAAGAAGAACCGCCAGACGGGCTGGGAGCCCGTCGTCGAACTGCCGATCTACCACGGCTCGGGCCTAGACGACGTGGGCGCCTGCGTGAACTACCTGATCGAGGAGAAGCACTGGGAGGGGAACGACACGCGGGTCAAGGCCCCGGAGTTCTCCTTCGACGGCAAGATCGAGGACCTGATCCGGAAGATCGAATCGGAAAACGCCGAGAAAGAACTGCACGCCTCCGCCACGTCGGTGTGGCGGGCCGTCGAGGCCGCGTGCCGTGTGGACCGCAAACAGAGGTACCAGTGATGGCATCGAGGAAGTGGACCCCCGACGAGTACGCCACGGCCCTGGAGCTCTACTTCCAGGGGCTGGGCTTCGGCTCGGTGGCGAGCGCCCTGCCCGGGCGCAGCTCGGCCGCCGTGCGCGACGTGATCGCGCACGACATCCCGCGAGACTACCGGGGCGTCGTGGCGGCCGTGGCCAAGGCGTCGCCTCGCCCGTCGCGCAGCAAGACGCCCTGGTCGCGGCACGAGGCCGAGTACCTGACGCAACTGCTGAAGCGGCTGACGCTGGAGCAGTGCTGCGTCGTGCTGCGGCGCTCTCCGAGCGACGTGAAGAAGCAGGTGGGCAAGACGCGCCCGGAGCGGGGCAGGGAGAGGCTCGCGTGACCCTCGACAAGTGCGAGAGCGACGTGATCGAGTCGCTGCGGGTGTACATGGACCACATGCTACGCGAAGTGCTCGGCGTGGAGGGAGGCTTCACTTTCTGGAAGGATCTCGCAGCGCCGGACACCATCGTGCGCGGCAGCTACCTAGCGCACATGACCCTGCGCCGCTACCGGTCGGGTGACTACGATGGGGTGAGGAGGCTGCTCGGTGACCCTTAACAAATGCGAACACGACCTGCTGGAGGCGATGCGAGCCGCCCGTATTTCCGTGTGGACTAGGTTGGGCAGCTCTCAGGGGGCGGAGAGGTGGGCCCGTCCCCATATCGACGAGTTGTCTGCGCGCGCGGGTTTTGTGAGAGCGGGCCTGGAGGCCTACCGGCGCAAGCAATTCCATCGCATAACTGATTTCTACCTCAGCAGGGAGTGACGATGGCGCGGGGCAAAAACAAAGGCTCAGCGTTCGAGCGCGAGTTCTGCAAGACGCTATCCGAGTGGTGGTCGGGCGGCCAGCGCACCGACTGCTTCTGGCGCACGGCGAGCAGCGGGGGGCGTGCCACGGCGCGGCGCAAGAGGGGGCTGGCGACGGCGAACAGCGCCGGCGACATCTGCTCCACCGACGAGTCGGGCCTGCCGTTCCTGAAGGTGTTCGCCGTCGAGCTGAAGCGGGGCTACAACCGCGCCTCGCTGGCCGACCTGCTCGACCGCCCCGCCCGCGCCGCGGCGCAGACCTACGAGAGGTGGGTGGCGCAGGCGCGGGAGAGCCGCGAGCAGTCGGGGGCGGCGTACTGGATGGTCGTCCACAAGCGCGACCAGCGCGACGCCGTCGTGCTGATGCCCCGGCACGCCTGGGAACTCGTGCGCTCCCCGTCGCGCGGCCGCTTGCCCGCGATGGAGTTCCTCGACGCCGACGGCGGGGCGGTGGCGGTGCGACTCGACCTGTTCCTGTCGTCCACCGACCCCCGCCGCGTCAGAAAACTGG